GGTGTTGGAGTCGGGGTCGGTGTAGTGGGTGGTACTATGACTTCGCACACTTTGTTAAACGGAGGTTTAAAAGTAAATTCATACCTACCGGGGTAATAACCTGTAGTATTATGTATGTGCGGCATCACTACCTCCCCTAAAGGTACGTCTTCTCCACCAGTGAGTGGGTAAAACTTTAAGTCTGCTGATAGACCTGAAAAATTTACTGAATTAAAAGCGATAGCTACTGACATAAGGTTATTTAAGGTGTTGTTTAATTTTTAAAATTTACGGTTTAAAGTTTATATTATGAGTCATATCACAAACAAGCACTCTATGCTCTAAATCACAGTTCGGTATTTTTGTCATAGTTGGAGTCGGGGTTGGTGTTACTGGTACGTTTACAAAAACACCGGTGGGTGGCGGTAGTAACGTTTCCCAATCAGCTGTAAAACCAGCTATTATTGAGCCTGTGTTAAAATACGTAAAGGTAAACAAATCAGGCGCAAAATCTGTTGAAAGAGATACACTACCGGTTACATAAACTTCGTTTGCTAGCGCGCTTATTCTGGTTGTTGTTGAAATACCTAACTTACATTTACTATAATCTGTAGGATCAAAATAATTTGTAAACGTGACACCAGATACTGCGCTGAGTAGTAAAGTGAATTTACTTATACTGTCATCTATTTTAAAAAAGTACTGTTTAGTTAAATCTGCATCTATAGTTTCGTTATCCGTATTAACAAAAACAACTGTAGGTGAAACGTAGGGTGTATCTCTCCACAGAGCTGTATCCATCCATATCTTACCGTCATCCCAAACACCTAAACCTAATACAGACCATATTGGGTTATCCAATGTTGGCACATTAACCCACGGAGCATCATCTATCCAGACTTTACTATCATTCCATACCCCGTCATACAAAATCCAATTAAGCCATGCTGGTAATGTTGTTGTAGGTGTTAATGTTAACGTCGGGGTGTTTGTAAGTGTTAACGTCGGGGTAGGTGTTAGTGTGCTTGTACGGGTAACTGAAGGGGTTGGTGTTTCAGTTCTTGTTACTGAAGGGGTTGGGGTGTTGGTTCGAGTGACTGTTGGGGTTGGGGTTGGGGTCTTAGTAGGTGTACAGGTGTTTGTAGGTGTGTTTGTGGGGGTGACTGTGGGTGTCACGGTTTTAGTGGGAGTGGTGGTAGGTGTATTTGTTCGTGTAACTGTAGCGGTTGGAGTTACGGTTTTTGTAGGTGTGACAGTCGGGGTGTTAGTTTTCGTGACCGTGCTTGTAGGTGTAGGGGTCGGTGTAGGTCCCGGTGTTGATGTTATTGTGTATGTCGGTGTAACGGTTGGAGTGGGAGTACAGGTCGGGGTGTTTGAAGGACTAACACTTGGTGTAACGGTGTTAGTAGGAGTTGGTGTAAGTATCGGTCCTATTCTTGAAAGCATAACACCGCAAAACGGTGCCATGAAGTTAAGAGACATGATACCGTTCTGTAAGTTGCCGTAAAACGTGTCTATTGTTCCTAATTCTGTAACCTTAATGAGCGCTGTTTGACCAGGCGCTAATAACCCTGCATGAACTACCGCAGTTGGTAGATAAGAATCAGCTGTGTAGGGGTTGCTACCCCAGATATTTTGATCTCCAGGTAACATACTACTACCTGTTACAAAGAGCTCGAACGGTACTAGACCGCAAGCTAAAGTTGAGGGTGTGACTGTGTTCGTTGGAGTTATTGAAGGTGTAACTGTGTTTGTTGGGGTTACAGTAGGTGTAACTGTCGATGTAGGGGTAACAGTAGGCGTTACTGTGGGTGTTGGGGTAAGTGTAGGTGTTACGGAGGGAGTAGGAGTGTTGGTGGGGGTAACAGTCGGGGTACGAGTATTAGTAGGGGTGTTTGTTGGGGTTACAGTAGGTGTGTTTGTTGGGGTAGGTGTGTTTGTAGGGGTGATGGATGGTGTTGGGGTTGGTGATAGAAATTGTGTGGGGGTGTTAGTTGGGGTTACAGTGTTTGTGGGTGTGTTTGTAGGGGTAACCGTGTTTGTAGGTGTGTTTGTTGGAGTTACGGTCGGGGTTGGTGTCTCAGTCTTCGTTGGTGTAACGGTTTTTGTAGGGGTAACTGTAGGTGTAGATGTTTTAGTGGGGGTTACCGTAGGTGTTGGGGTCTTAGTGGGTGTTACAGTAGATGTAGGGGTAACTGTAGGTGTAATCGTACAGGTAGGGGTAACTGTACAGGTAGGAGTCGGGGTTGGTGTCTCTGTAGGAGTTGCTGTAGGGGTTCGGGTAGGGGTAACTGTAGGAGTTACAGTGTTAGTTGGTGTTACGGAGGGCGTAGGGGTGTTTGTAGGTGTAACAGTTCTTGTTGGCGTTGGCGTGGGGGTTGGAGGAGCTATGAAAATTTTACGTATTACACTATTAAGCTGATCGACAATGTAAAGTGTTCTGAAACCGTTAAATACAATACCAGTAGGTGTACGGAACTGAGCTACCGTACCTGACCCGTCTCTGTACCCATCTACACCTGTACCAGCTAATGTGCTAACAGTAAACGGGAAAGTAGGTATTATTTTGCGTATAGCATTGTTTTCACTATCTGCAACAAAAAGCTCATTTTCATCATTTACAGTTATACCCAAAGGTGTGTTGAATTTTGCAAATGTACCTATTCCGTCCATGTAACCTGCTGTACTATCTCCAGCTATCGTTGTGACATTATATGGTGATGCAAGGTTTACTCTTCTTACAGTATTGTTAACTGTATCTGTTACATAAATATTACCATCTAAACTCGCTACAATACCTGCTGGTCCTCCAAATGTAGCTATTGAACCGTTACCGTCATTTGTACCTGCTACCCCTGTACCAGCAATAGTAGTAACAGTTTCTGTAGAAAGATCTATTTTTCTTATTCTGCGATTAAAAAAGTCTGTTACATATAAGTCTCCAAAAACATCTATAGCTATACTGTGTGGTTCATTAAATTTTGCTGTAGATAAAGGTCCATCATTAAAGCCTGGTATACCAGCTACTCCTGCTAAAGTTGTTACTGTACCTGTTGTGGGGTCTACTTTACGTATAGTATGATTATGAGTATCACACACATACACTACCCCGTTTGTAGAAACCGCTGCACATTGCGGTCTATTAAATCTTGCAATTATTGAAGAATTAAAGCCTACTAAATCGCTATTCTGCGCTTCTAAAGAACTTGTTGTTGTAATAGAAGGTAGCCCTCCATCTACACTACCTTGTACGTTTTTAAGACCCGCAACAGTAAGTACTTCTTGAGTATTTACGTTTACACTTCTCATAACATGCGTTAAAGGCTCTAACACATAAAGTATGTTAGATGTGTTATGCATAGCGCACCCAAATGGTCTTTTGAATCTTGCATCACTACCGATACCGTCTACTGAATCTATTTCACCCGGGCTACCTGCTAAAGTAGTTACTAATACTTGTGGTGGGGGTGGTACGGTTGGTGTTTTTGTTGGAGTAGGTGTTACTGTGGGTGTCGGTCCCGGTAATACATCGGTAGGTGGTTTTTTGCAAACAATCTCTGGTACTTGCGGTGGGTAGTAGTCTCCGTTATTGCCTGTGTAACCATGTTCAAAGACTGTACAATCTAAAGTTATAGGTTGAGGGGGTATACTTAACGTACCACCTGCAGTGTTATCTATGCAATATGAGTCTAAAAGCTCCGTGTCACCTATTGAGCGTAAGAAGCTAGCTTGATCCCCGGCTTGCACAGTGTAGAGAACGGTGTCTTTAGCGTTTCTTGCTCCTATCAATCTTGTTTTATATTGACTTACAACTTCCCCTGTTACACCAGGTTGTGTTGTTGTAAAGGTTTCCTGGGGGTTTATTGGTCCTATTTCGGTTGACGCGCCAGCAAAGCTATGTGTATTACTACTAAAAACTTTTATGGTCGGGAAGTATGTAAACAGACTATCCGCTTGCCTTGTGTAAGTATATTTAAAATTAAAATTTCTAGGATCTTTCTTATCATTAAAAAAACTATTATTATAAACGAAAAATCTCTCATCAGGTGCTTCGTCTCTTGTTACAATATACGGTCCTGCGCCGTCCCCTGGGTACCATTCTATTCTATCTATAGGGAAACTACCAGCAACTGACTTTCTTGCAGTAAACACGATTTCCAAAGGAGCTATACCTTGAGTTATTGTAGAAACAGGGCAAATTCTTGCTTGTGGTAATATTTCATCTACTTGTATCACAAGTGTCTTTATTACTGTTTCTTCGATTACTTCTTGAGTCTGGCTTTCATCTCCTGAAATCTCACAAGTACTCGGTGGTGGCTCGTACCCCCATGTCTTTTCTTGTTCTTTACCGATTGCAGTTTTATCCCACTGTATAGGGTTACTACCATATTTGCGTAAATCTGACCACTTCCACGACTTACAGTGCTTTTGTAAGCAATCTGCTGAACCTTCATCCCACGTTCTTGTATATTTACCGTTTAGTGTACAAGAAGTGTCATCCCATGTTATACGGTTTGTTTCGTCTACTGAAGAACATAAAAGTTTATCCCAATACCACAGTTTACCATATTTACCTAAACAAGGGTTCCCTTCTTCAATAAACGTTTGTTTCTTTTTAATTTTGTATTGAGTTAGCTTAACGTTATATGTGCCTGGCATTACATATACGTGTGTAATATAATGTTCATCACAAAACACTCTTACAATGTTGGTAGAGTCGTTGTAATAATCCCCGAAATCCCATTCGTAATATGTAGTAACATTCGAGTCTGACGTATCTGTTTTTGTTTTATTATAAAATAATACTGCTAAACTAGGCGCGTAACCACCTATAACACCGTAATAGGAAGGTACCACTTTAACCGTGTTATTTGTATTAGGTATACCTTGATCCCAAGTGTAGGTCTTGGGAACTGTTCTACCTGATAAAATAACAAATTCAGTCGTCATATTAATGTAATACAGAGTATTTAGGCAAAAAATTCAGTATTAAAAGGCGTACTCTAAAAATTCTTTTATATTTTTACTGCTATTTGTACTATCTTTAAAGTTAGCAAACAATAAATCCGTATATCCAAAGTTTTGTTTTACGTGTAAATTACTGTATGATATTTGTTCGTTAAGTAAAAACTTCCCGTTACCTAAAAAATTATTTAAAGTAGTTTTACTATTAACTGTAATTTCTAAGTCATTTTCAAATAGTGTTGCAGATATTTTATTTTTACCTTGAGTTAATGTAGTACAACTATACCCCCCATACCACGCGGTTTTACCTTTTTTAGCCCAGGAAATAGAAGCTAATGTAGATTGCTCAAAAGAAACAGCGCCTAAGGATATACAGCTATTATTTAAACCTTCTAAAATTTTAACGCTATTATTAGAATGCATATTAAGTTCCGGTATATACATACTAACACCAATGTAAATATTTTCATTCGGCTGAAATTCTTCTCTTCTAAACATACTACAATCTTGTTCTGCTCTTATTTGCCACTCTTGATCGTAAGTAATAAATGGGCTATTTTCATACGAAGTGCTATAAAAGTGATTTAAATTGTTTGTTTGATCATACCATATTTTAACTTTCCATGTGTTATTAAAATTATTTGTTGAAAGATAGTTTACTAGTTCTTTAGGTGTTACGTCTTTTTCATTGAAATGATTATCCCACATACGTAATACAGGTTTTTCGAAATCAGTGTTTAATAATGTGTAATACGAAGCACAATCACTAAATACAAAGCTTTTACAAATACTATTACACGTTTTATACTGGGAATTCGTTAACTGTTCCCTAACACTATTGCTGCTATTATCTTTACATAAAATAATACTATTATCAAAAGTTTTATTAATTTGTATTGTGTTACTTTCAGCTACATCCCTTGTGTACCCATTATCACCTAATAGAACGAGTTTAACATAATATAAACTGTTTTCAGAAACGTTTAAAACTAAAGCTTCAGTGTTATATGTCTCCCAGTTAACATCTTTTTCTTTTTTAACTAGCCAGTTATATGTAAATTTCGGGGACGGGTAACCGCCCCATTCTCCTAAGTCAGCATAAACTCTAAACGAGGTTGTTTGAGTTATTGTAGGTTTAGTTATATTTTTAACTCTTATTGTTGCTGTGCTTGTAGGTGTAACAGTTTGAGTAGGTGTTTTAGTTGGGGTAGGTGTAACAGTACGAGTGAGAGTAGCTGTTACTGTCTGAGAAGGGGTTATTGTAACCGTAGGAGTGTTTGTAGTTGTATTTGATGGAGTGTTTGTAGTTGTTGGTGTGTTCGTATTAGTTAGTGTAACGGTAGGTGAGGGGGTAGTTGTACAAGACGGGGTAGGGGTTGGGGTGTTTGTAGCGGTTCCTGTTGGCGTTTGTGTCGGGGTTTGAGTTTTTGTGCAGGTCTGTGTTTGTGTAGGCGTAGGGGTGTTTGTAGGTGTCTTTGTACAAGTAGGGGTTCTTGTTGGCGTAAGAGTGTTTGTTGAAGTAGGGGTATAAGTTGGAGTTTTGGAAGTAGTTGGTGTGTTGGTAGGTGTAAGGGAGTTTGTTGGTGTTACGGATTTAGTAGGGGTTCTCGTAGGTGTTCTTGTGGGTGTTCTCGTTTTAGTGATAGATGGCGTGATCGTTGTAGTGTTTGTAGGGGTGTTTGTATTAGTTGGTGTGAAAGTTGGAGTAACGGTTGGTGTGGGGGTAGGGGTGGGAGTAGCTGTTTTTGTGAGAGTTGGTGTAGGGGTAGGAGTTGAAGTCTCTGATGGAGTGACGGTTGGTGTGCTTGTGAAGGTCGGGGAGTTTGTTGGTGTAACAGTCAGTGTTGAGGTAGGGGTACAGGTAGGGGTGTTTGTCGGGGTAACAGTTGGTGTGTAGGTAGGCGGGTTTGTGGGAGTACGAGTGTATTGGAGGGTCTTAGTTACGGTGCATGTGTTTGTGGGAGTATGGGTTGGAGTTTTGCTTGGAGTTCTTGTAGGAGTCCTTGTTTGGGCGGGGGTGCGAGTTGCGGTACGGGTTATGGTAGGGGTCGGGGTTTGCGTTGAAGTAGAGGTATAAGTGGGGGTTATTGTTGGTGTTTGACTGTTCGTGGGAGTGTTGGTAGGGGTTGCAGGTAAGACATTAATCTGTACTACTTGTCTCACACTACCTGTACTAGTTTTAAAAATAACCGGTATATTATATATACCTGGTTCCTTAGGCGCTCGACCTTTAAGTATATTAAGATAAGTACCTGGCTTACTTATATCTACATTCTCTATTGTAACCCATTCAATACTTTTATCAGTTATATCGAAATTTTGCATTAAACAACACTTTTACCTGTAAAGTATTTAAAATGTAAAATAATTATGTCTACGTATTAAAAGCATCCTTTTTCTTGTGCTACTTTCAATTTATCTAACATCTCTAAATGAGCAGGGCTACACGTAAAAGGTTCACATGTATCTTGAGATTCACTCGTGACTGGTATAGCGAACTCTTCCTCTGCATACATTGTAATAACAGGTGGTGCAATAAAAATAGGTTTTATAGCTTTGTCTTGTGAGCTATAAACTATTACTTTTTCTAACCGATACAATTCTGTAACGTTAATACGTAACTCAATTATATATTCTTTATTTTCTGCTGCTCGACTAACAAAAGCGTATATAAGCTGTTTTTTATGTACGTCAAACGAAAGCACAGGTCTATCAACTTCAATTATATTTAAAGCTACAAGTTCTGATATTTTTAATACACTATCGGTTAAAAAGCTCATATAGGAAATACTTTGCTAAATTTTTCATTGGCTATATCTAGCTCAAAAAGATGCGGTGTTAAAACGTTTGCGCTTAATTCGCATACACTCAACAGCATTATCTTTTGCTCTGGTAGAAACCAGGTGTCTCCAACCTGCGCGACACAAATACCTGTTAAACCAGGGAAAGCATATTCTCTCTTTAAACCTATAGTAACAGGGTATAGAAGGGAAATCGCATGAGAGCTATCTACAAAACTATAAACAATGTCTTCCTCGTAATTGTAATTAATTTTTTCTAACAAAACAGCTCCAGTTGTTTCTATATATAAAGTATCAAAAAAGACGTCTATCTTTTTTATGCCGTTACCTGTAAGTTCGGAATATATACTCAACCCTTTATAGGTATCAAATACCTGCTCTAAAGCTATTCTTGCAGGCTGCACAACACGAGAAGTTTTTTGTACCCAAAGCTCTCCTGTAATATCTTTTTGCTCGTAAAGCATTACATTTTTAGTATCTTTAAGCAACACATATTGATTACCATAGATATCAGAAGCCCAATTATAGATTCTTTTTTCTCCACTATGTAAAATATGTTGCTCTACCCATGAATTAGCATTATAAAGACCGTTAACATTAGTGGGGGTCACTGTACTATCACCCCACGTGTTACTTTCCTTACCTTCCCAAGGAGAAAGTTTTTTATTAATAATGTTTATACCTGTTTGTTTTGTAATTTTACTTTCTGTGCTTGATTGATAGGGTACAAACTTTTGATATGTTTTTGCAACTTCTCTGTCTATATTACCTGCAAGTACCCCTGAATTAAAAGACTCTTTTAGCCAAAACGCGTCTTCAGTTAACGAAGTATACGGTATATTATTATTTGTTTTTGTGTTACCTCTTCCACCGAAAAAATAATCTGGAGGTACAAAATTGCTTGTTATTTGACTTGAAGAAGTATCTAAGGTGTATGTGAAGTCTTTTGAATTGTATACACTAATACCGAGGTTGTTTGGTAAAAAATATCCACCTGTATCTTTTTTAGTGTAAATATTTTCAAGCGTTGGCGCTAATAAAGAAGTTGCATTAAATCTATTTGTAAACTGATTCCACGGTCTTTCAGCTACAAACACGTTTTGTATATCGCTTTCTGATATTGTATATTCTTCGATTTCCGGTACCGCGGTTACAGACCATGTAAATGGGGTCACCGCTTTGTATAAAACAGTAACCGGGGAGTTTTCAACTATATTGGTGAGAGATAAATCCGTCTCTGTAGAGAGCGGTATCACGGTAAGAGTGTTTGAGTTATCTGCTAAGATATTTTCAAAATTAGCACTATCTTGAAAATCTATATCTAAATTACACCATATCTTTTTGTTTATCTCTATGTTTTGAGTGAGGGGCTGTAACCATGTGAGTGTGTTACTACCTTTTCTTTCATACTCTACGTACTGACCGGTTTGAAGCTCGATATCTGAAAAAGTAGGTTGAATAATAATATTATGCTCATCGTACACTCTGTATGGTTTACCCCAATCCGGGGTACCTCCAAATCTGTTTTGCTCATTTCTACCAGTAAAGCTTTCTGCCCAAAAAGGTTTTGCGCCTGGTACGTTAACTGTCTGTTGGTACGAAGCACTGTAATTCCAACCGTAAAGATTAACGTTGTACACAAAACCTGGTTGAGGTGTACTGATAGCTGTCAGTGAGGTTACTTGTCTTTGAAAATCTATAGCGGTTATAGGGGGTATACCTGTAAAGAGATATGTAATCGTTGATTCTGGAGACCATTTGTAGGTAAAGGCAGTGAGGTTAAAATTATTATTAGTAGTACCCGGGTTCACTTGTCTTGTAATGACTTCTGGTGTACCTGAAAGCACTTCAACTTCTACTCTGTATATACCAGGTATAGCTGGAGTAAAAGAAAGTACTTCAGTATCATCAAACTGTCTCTTAATACCTGATGGGTCTATTAAATACCAACGTTTTATAGCTAAAACATCTTTTTTGTTAATAGGCGGTACCCCGTTACCTAAAGCGATACTAGCGGTAAGTGCGTTCGCAAAATTTAACTCAGGGTAGTTTACGTATATCGTTTGTGTTATATACGTTGTAGAGTCTTGAGGGTTAACTATTGAAATATAATCGTAGTTTGCCCAAATATTTGCTCGGTTTTCCGCAACAACTTCTGTTACGGTTTCAAGACCGGAAACCGCAGCAACAAGAGAGTTTACTCGAGAGTAAAGTAGTACATCTTTTTCCCTCAATTCCATATTTGATGGTTTATCGTCACTCTTCCACGAGCCATCCGGTTGCTTGCTTGCAGCTACCCATGTGAACGTGTTAGGTTCAACGTATGGGTATTTGTATCTGAAAGCGAGGGTAGGTAGACTGGCTGCGTCAGCGCTCGGTACATTTATTTTTGTACGCACGTAGTAATACACTCCACCTTTTTTAAGTCTAGGTATACCGCTAGGAATTTCAGTAACCCATAAACCGTCCTCAAAGCCTTTTTTTGTAAATGTTTTAAACCATGCAAAATTTAAACTTTGTTTATAATTTAAATTATCGAAATCTCTCCATTTAGTAATATCTACAGTGTTTATGTCGCTGTAATCGGTACATTCTACAATTATATCTGTACTATTAATATCGGTACTAAAATTAGGACCACAATGCCCGAAAGGTGTAAATTTAGTAGCGTTACACGTGCATTTATCAAAATTATAATACTCAACATTGTTTTTATCTCGAACGTAAGGGCAATCTCTTTGATGTCTTACAGGTTTAAAAACGTCATTTATATCTGTAAGATTTTCACCTTGCCAAATAAACTTTACAGCGGTACCTGATTCCGCAAGAAACGATATACCTGCTTGAGGTGTAGCGATAACCTTACTGTAAGAATAAAAAACACTAGAGCTTGAAAGCCATGCACATTCTGTAGCAGTTTCTATTGTATCTTCAACACCTTTTAATTTATAAATTTTATCTGCTCCTTCAAAAGTACTTGATGCGATTTCATACGTTAATTTAACATCTGCGAGCTTTGTTGAATTACAAATAAAATCTGTTTTTGGGTAGTATGAGGGTATTACATCCTCATCAATTCTTTCATAAGGCCAGTAAAGCTTTGTGCTTCCCCCTGGCTTTACAGGTAAATCTGTTTTAGTAAATTTATATAACCACGCTTTCTTTGTTTCGCCCTTGTAAGCTGGTTCAGTACTATATGGCGGGTTATCTCTTACTATGATTTTATCAGCTGTTGCGTAGTCACTGCTCGCATAAGCTTTTTGAGATATTAAAGTTGTATTCTGAAGTTTGATAGGTGTAACTGCTGAGAGACTTAAATCAATGCCCCAGTAAGCGCTTTCAATCAACCGCTTATACTCATCTTTTAAAAAATTAAACTCTGGTAAGTAAACAAAACTTGGCCCAGACCATTCAACCCCTATCCCGGATAGCCCATAACCTGGGTATGGAAATCTAAACTCGGTTTTTGTGTTTTTAAAAAACTTAGCCTCTAAAGTTTGCTCTTCAGAGTTGTATTTTTGAAACTTTAACCATGCACCACGAATATTAGATTTTGTTTCTAAAAATATTACATCACTTGTCTGTATAGTTTCACCTGCGGTGCCTAAGGTTGTTACATTATTGGCGGAAAGAGATATAGGTTGAAATCTCGTAGTAGGAGCAGCTGCTGTCTTATAAGGCCCGTACGGCCAAACAAAAATATTATCTCCTTCTTGTAAAGGTATATCGTACACGCTACTATTGAGCTTAGGTTCAGCGTATACTCCTTCGGTTTTATCGGTTCCGGAATATTTTTTTAAAAAACTCTCTGCTAAATTTAAACTGTATTCAGAGTCAAAATACTCCCCGGAAAAGGTAGGGGTGTTAGTATAAACCCAAGAATTACTCGAAAGTTCAATATTTTTAGTGTGTAAGAAATCTGTAGTGAGTTTATCGTTTAAATTGTAGTATGTATTTAAAGAGAGAGTAGGGTCTTGATCTTGATATTCATGATCATCATATATTTCCTCTACTTTTACTACTAAGCTTTTTTTAATCTCTTCTAATTCCGGAATACTATTTACAATACTATTTGGTACCTGTAAAGTGTTAAAATCAGATTTTGTATAATTATTTAAAATTTGCTCTTGTATCTCTAACTCAAAACCAGTATTAGTACCTCCTAAATTATACTGTATTTTTGTATTTTTTAATTTTTTACGAGTATTAATATAGTAAAGAGCAACTTCTTTGAGTTTTTTCGCGAAGTACGGTATAGCGTTTAAAACTTGATTAATGTCGTTGAAATTAACAATTTCATACCATTTATTCTTTTCGTCGTTTGAAAAAAACAATTGTAATTCTTTTAAAAGAGAAAGGTAATTTAATTTTGTTTGATATAACTGCTCATCATTGTTGTTTGTTTTTAATTTTTGAGCATACCACTCTGTTAAATATTGATTGTAAAGAGTATATTCTTGGGTAGGTATAACACCGGTTCTTGAGTTTTTCCAATCTCTAAACGATAACGGTTCGTCATAGTCTAAGGCTTTGTAGGATAGACTTTGCGGTGTTATTTGCTTAGTTAAATGTTGTACAATACTTTCCACTTATTATTATTTAACTGCCTTTTGTGAGGTTCTTTGTTAAAATATAATTGAATGTCTTTTCTACTAAACCGTTATCTCCGTACCAATCATCTTTACTGGAAGCATCATAACTAAACGTTGTCTGAGAATTATTCCATTCTGTTATATTCTCTATGTAAACCGGGTTACCAGTTTCTTCATCAAACGGTATATACGGTCTGTACTCATAGAAGAGATAGTTATTAACCACTGGTTGCGCAAAACCAACACCGTTAAAGTTCATTAGAGGGTATATACTTTGATTGTTTTGAACAGGCACTGTAATCAACGTATAATTAGTGCTAAATTTATTTTGTAAAAATATTTTTTGCCCGGCTGTTAATATAGCGGTTTGGGTGTTCAAGACTTTACCTACACTTTTTGACAAAATAGGTGCTATATTTTGTGTACCTCTTAAACGCTCTTTAGGTATAGAAAATAATTCAAGTGCTAATTTTATACTTGAAGGAAAACTAGTTACAAAGCCGTTTACTGGTAAATCAACAGCTTTACATAAAGATAAAAGTTGGTCTATAGAGCATGTATCAATGTCTGCATGTGAATTTATAAAATTTGCTATACGTTCGTATATTTTTTCACCTATATCTTCAAAATTACTAGGGTTAGAATCTCCAGCAACAGATGCAAGAAATCTATCAAAAAAGTTGGTGTTTTTTTGTAAATGTTCCGGAAGAGCTAAGGATTTGTATTGTTCCGCCATACTAAATCCTTCGTTTACTTTTTTAATTTTAAAGTTATCATTAAAATTGTATACAGAAAAATAACTTGACTTACCGTCGAAGAATTTTACATCTCCGTATTTCTGTAACCAACGATTACCAGTCCAGTCTCCGGTTGCTTGAGCAGATTTAAATCTCTTGTTATTAATTTTTAATGTGTGTGCAGTGCGTATATCCGGCATATAACCTCTTAACGAATCAGGTACAACTTTGACACGTTCGAAATTGTTATCAGTAACATCAGTAGGAGTAGCTGATAACACGTAAACATTATTGTATAAAGAGTCTATAACCCAAATGCGGTTAGCAGCATCAACAGCAAGTCCACCGAGTTCTTCATTGGTGTTGGCGTTTTTTAAAAAATTAGGGTCTGGTGTTTGTAGAGGTAAAAACGAACCAGTTGTAGGGGTGCCATCTACATACCAAGAAGAGGTTTGTAATGTAATAGTGTTAACGAAACCGATGTTTCTAACCCCATGAGTAAACCAGACATTTGCGTCTCTATCTAAAGCAATATACCCTGGTCTTCCAAAACCTGTAACCGTGGCAAGTAGTGTGCCATCATAGTGATATTTCTGTAATGTGCCTAGCTCGCTAGTCTCGTGTTTTGAATTTGCGACCCAAACATAATTTTCAGGGGTAATAGCTAAGCCTACCGGTAAACTAGATGGCGGTAATGTAATTGTTTTTAGTAAATTACCATTTTCATCATATCTAATCAACGCGCTACATAAAGTTTGCGCGTAAGTGACCCAAATATTACCCAATCTATCCGTTTCAACTACTGGGGGTTTAAATAGTTTCTCTCCGTAAATTTCTACATCTATATTACCGTCAGGTGGTACAGCTACAGCTTTGATTTCTAAATCCTTATTGAATTTAACAACCGAGACTGAATTGTACATTGTGACCCAAAAATTAGAATGTCTATCAAGAGAAATGTAACTCGGCATTAAGGACACTTCGCTATCGTAATTTACAAAAGTTTGGGTGCTTGGGGTAGCTGTTATAGGGTATTTAGTTGTGGTTAAGTTGTTGTTTACTACTTTAAGTTGTATACCACTTATAAGTTCCCCTGTTGTTTTATAGACGTATATAGAATCACTTTCTGAATCTGTAGCTATTAAATTAAATGAGCCTGGCATTATAGCTAAACCAAATGCACCTGAAACCCCTGTTAAGTTGTAGTTAATGAGACTTGTAGATGAAATATAAGGTACGTATGTCGTGATCGTAGAACCGCTTTGTTGGGTAAGATCAAACGTATTACCTACTGTTTCTTCTCCGCAATTTTTAGACTGATTGTTTTCTTGAGATACACCTAGAAGGGTTATACGATTTAGAATATTATGCTCTGTATTAGATATCCATGCATGTAATGGTATCGGGTAATCTAAAGGTACTAAGAACTTCATTTGTTGCAAAGAATCTTGAATAGCATACGTGTACCCTGTTATTCTCGTTCTTTCTGCTGTAACGTGCGGTGTAACTGTTGTATATAGTATCCCACCTGTAGGTAAACCGTTTTCATCAGTAGCTTGAAACTTAAGTAAACTATCCTTCACAGTGTACTCGTTAGGGGAAAGCCCTTCCATTTCAAGCCGTATACCGGTGCGGTCTCCATGCTTATTATTAGTTGGGTAGCTAAAAAGAATACCGTAATTTGTGCTTGTTACGCTTTGATCACTATGTACAGAAAGTAACACAGGTATCTCAGCCCCTACCCAGTGGGTTGGGTGTACCTCATCAATAATATTATTTGTTATTCTTAAAAATTCTGGGATTAACTTTTCTATCTGCCAGATAATAGACGCTTTAACAAAATTTGTATTGGCGTAACTCGGTAAGTCTTGAGTAATACTATCTTTGAAATTAACGAAATCTTCTGTCATTAAAGTAGCTTGTAAGATTAATGAGCAATCTCCTTCAATAATTTCCGTGCCAATATCATCTATGTAATAAAATTCTGCTTCTCCATAAGAACCGACTTGTACCGAGTTAACATAAAGAGGTTTCGGTGTTACGGATAAAGATGTAATCGGGGTGTAGTTAGTATCTGTGAACCTCCATGTAGGCGTTAAGTGCCTCCACTTTTCTGCAACTGTATGGTAGGGTACAGAGCGAGAGTTAGAAGTATGAAGCATTATATTAATCGGTTGATTAATTTGAGCAGAAGTTACACCAATCTTAAATGTTTCTGTAGACGGTAAACCTGGCAGAGACTGATAACCTGGTACCCGCAAGAATCGTAGTTCATCTCTCACCACATAATCTACTTTTAATATACGCTCTGATACACTTATATTACCTTTAACGTCAGCTGCTGAGAGGGTAACTTTAAAATTTCCGTTGTGGTTAAAAGTATGACTTACAACGATATCATCGTACGCTACGTAGCCATCCCCAAAGCTCCAAAAACGGTTCGCAATAGGTTCATCATAAACTGTGATATCTGTAAATACAAAGTTTGTTAAATAAACAAAACCTGTTGTTGGAGATACATCAAAGTCTACACTAATCATATTAGTATTCTACAGACTCGTACACGCCGTACTTTGTCTGTACCTTTATAAGATTTTTTAAGCTCTTTACATTATAAAAATACGGGAATTCAAAAAATCTAAGAGCAAATGAATTTTGAGATATTTTAATATCAGTTTCAGGATATTCCGGGTTCCATGTTACTAAAGAAAGACCTTCTACATACTCACTTGTACCATCTCTTACAGTTCTCACTTCATCTACCCCGCTTATATCGTACAACATTTGAGTAAGCGTTCTTGGGTCAACAATTTGACCTAATTTATTATTGTACGGGCTAAAATACTCAGTTAGAATAGCTATAGCTTTGTTAATAATAGATTCACTACTAACTCTCATTAACGGGTTTTTTTGTAAAACTAAAAAGAAGAGATCGTTATCAACTGAATCTATAGCTTCTTCTGTGTCCCCTATACCGAACGTAAAAGCCTTATACACTGGGTCTAAAAATGTCGTCTCTGTTGTTGCCATTTTAGTACTCAAAATATTTGAATTTATTAATTCTTTTTGAGCAGGAGTTAAGAAATTATATGCTTCTCCAGTAGCAGTTCTCGGTACTATAGTAATGTAAGCATTATTAAAGTTGCAGCTATCTGTATATAACACTTGATTAAAGAGTGCTCGAGAAGTAAGTCTCGGGTTTGAAACACCAATATCATAAAAATATTTTAAATACATTGAAGTATAATCCCAATTGTTTACCACTTTTACATCTATCAAAAAATTTGCGAAATTAGCTTTAACATAAGCTTCATAATCTCCAGCGGTTACAAGTCTGTACTGACTTCTGTAAACCGCTGGCGCAAGTTGTCTTATTTCTTCTACCGTTTCGATATCTTTCGGTAATGTTGAGCTTGCCGCATTTTTAAAGAATAAATTAGGTAATTCCGTGGCTTCTAAATAGGTTAACTGTTCTTTATTAATATCAGCTAAAATTTGATTAAATTGAGGGGTATTATATCTTCTTATTTCTCTTGTTGAGAAATCTTGACCAACAACTCCATTGTTACCACTACTTTCTAGATAATAAATAGCAACGGTGTCCCCTACCTCTAGTTTTCTACCATTAATATCGTCACCAAAACGTAGCTCGTAACGCTTACTACTGTTTAAGCGTATTTCGTATTTTTTAGCTATACCGTTCTCGAGATACAGACTTGGAGTGCTTTTATACTCATACCATTTATTTGTATTGCTCTCTTTTACGTATACATTAATGTTATAGTGATCAACTAATGAATCAGATGTATTAAGTATTACTAATTCTCTACCTTCCCCTGTAGCTGTGTAAAGAGGGTATTCTTGAAATTGCCCTTGAAACAAAAGCTTCAATCTTGACATCTCTGTTAACGCTTCAACCGTTGTAGGTACAGTTTTTACAAATGACACATCTTCATTAAAGGCGAACGGTATACCGTTTAAATTTACCGTAGTGTATCTTGGTATTGCGTAAATCCCTTGTTCTAAATTTTCCGCTGACGCATTAAATGAAAGAGTGGAAGTTTGATAACCTGATGGGTTATAGTCTAGCAACTTTACTATACGATTCATGTTTTCGTATAGCTGAGCTTCAGTGAACATCGATTCTGTTGATGTTCTGTTAAGATAAAATATTAATGTATGAAATGAGTAAGATATAATGTCAATAATAGAAGCTAAATTACTACCTATGAAATTTTGATCTGTAAAGACATTTTGTTCGTTTAAGCGGTTTACAATTAACTGTCTTAACGATAAAGCGTCAAACGCAACATACCCATTTTGAGGTATAGAATAGATATCTGGTTCTGTATTATTCATATATTAGCTTCTCTTACTACCTGTTGATTGTGTTGTAAACACTCTAGATTGACTTTCAATAAAAAAACTGGTATTGGTTGTTAAATTTAAAATAGGTACGTCATAATATACATCAAACTCGTATTCGTTTTTATCTTCATACACTTTAGCGTTGAGGTAATTAACTCTTACCCTCGGTTCATATTTGTCTATAGCTGTTACTATAGCATCTCCAACCATTTGGGCGTTATTTTCTGTAGCTGGTTCGAAAAGATAATTGTGTAAAGTGATACCATATTCTGGAAATAAAAACCTTTGACCTGGTCTTGTGTTAAATAAATTTAACAGAGAGTTAACAATCGCTTGACCGTCTGTACTAACTTTTATATCTTTACCTGGTACATTTGTACCATACCCCGGTGTCTCAACATTACTTAATACAAGATCTAAAGCTAAATCTTTAAATACATGAGTTTTCTTTGTATAAGTATCTGAAATATTTTTCAGTGTTTTTATTTTTATTGGCATAGAACAGCGTACTAATAATTATGCTAAAAATTAAAAGTAATAGCACGATAAGTCTGCAAAACTGCATAAATAATATCATAACATATGAAGAGCGAATTTAATACATTATTTGAAAATGTACTCGAAAGATATCAACAAGGTGGTTATGTAATTGGTGATAGAATTCGTTTTAGAAAAGATTGCTTAAAACATGCGTTTTTTGCAAACAAAGGTCAAAGTTTTATAGACCTTATCAAAGGCTGTATGGCACCTGATTTCGATTTAAATCTTAGAGTTTCTTCGGTTAAGAGTACCTATTCAAATACTGCTCGCAACGTTAGAGGTGGTGCTGAGTCTCCTGATTGCATATTTGTAGATATTATGGTTGAGTACGCACCAGGGTTATGGAGAACTCCTATGACTGTACCT